TTAAAGATCACTGGTATTGAATTCTCTCATAGAGAAAAGTGTAGATGTATCATGGTTGATAATGAAGAACATCTTTACTTAACCGAGGATTATATCGTAACTCATAATACATTTATTGCATTATATGTTATATCAAAACTCGGTAAGAAGCCATTGATCATTGCACCAACTACTCTACTCAAGAATCAATGGATTGAAAACTTCACTGATCTTGGTGTTGATGTTTCTGATATTGCAACAAGAATTCACGATGCTCCAAATAAGAAAGTTTGTGTTGTTACAATTTCAGCAATTGAAAATGAATTACGTAAAGATTGGGAAAGATTGATGGATACAATCCAACGATCAAACTTCGGTATTCACATTACAGATGAAGCTCATCTTCATTTGAAAGGTGTATTAAAGTTTGATGCAATCTGCAATATCAAACGTAATTTCTATTTATCAGCGACACTTGGTAGATCTGATGAAGATGAAGACGATGTTCTCAACAGAGCATTATCAGATGCTGATAGATTCATCGGTAATAAACAATATGAAGAATATCAAGATGAATACATTAACGTTTATCTTCAAGATATCTACTATAATGCATCACGTGAAATCTGTGATGAACATTTCAGATATGGTAAGAAGGGTCTTATATCAGCAACATATTATCGTATGTTGATGGATTATAGACATGGAATTCCATTCTATAGAAATGCAATTCATATGGTTAAAGTTGCAGAGAAGATTAAAGTACAAGGTAAAGTATTATTACTTTTACCATTGCTTGATGCTATTGAAGCTATTAAGGAAGAGATGAAAAAAGATCCATACTTTACACAATTCTCTATTGCAAGTGTAGATGGTAGTATGCCATTACCTGTTAGACAACAAGCATTGGAAAATGATATTATCTTATCAACCACAATGTCTATGGGTACTGGTGTTGATGTATCCAATCTTGGAGCAGTTGTAAACTTTGATCAAAAGTCATCACTTATCATTCTTGAACAGATCGTTGGTAGATTACGTAACAGAGGATTCCAAACATACTACATCGATGTTTGTGATCATGTTAAGTATGCAAGAGCATTTGAGAACTGGGGAATGAAGCGTCGTAGATACATGCCATACTTCCCTGGAGTATCACCTAAGATGAAAATGTTACCAAAGATCATGTGTTGATTTTTCTTGTAATCGAAATACAAGTTATTAATCTATTCAAGTAATGATTCACTTCTGTTGTGATCTTCATTTCATAATGTCCTCCTATGATAAAAGGTGCACCTGGGCATAGTGTACCTTTAAACTTATTTGAATGGATGCTTACATTTTTAAAGGAGGCCCACATGGGCCTCCTTTATAATGTTCTATTATTTTGACATTTCATATTTATATCATTAATATGTTACGATAGTAACAAATCCAAACTGAACACTGTGAAATCGACGAATTGGAAATATCCGTATAAAGGAGGTGATAACTATGGGCGAAATCTATATCCCCGATACTTCCGGTAGTGTCGTAATTTGCGACTAATCCGTGAATAATCAAAAACATCAAAAAAAAAAGAATATCCACAAACTCATCACAGTGTTCGGTTTGAATTATTCAATTGTCCGAATCCACCCAAAATAAGAAAGGAGGGTTCTTATGAACCTGTTTCACACATCCGTCAATGAGACGGATCTCATCCATCAGATTGTCGATAACGGCACATTTGCCAATATGTCGGCAGTCACCAACTACCACTCTTCTGAGTGTGTAGAGGTTGCATTCCTTTACCTCCATGGTGAGAAGAATGTCAACCACAGAACAGTTCTCACTATGACGCCTGAAATCCTTGATCTCTGGCGTTATAATGAGAAGGACGAACCGATCCACCATCAGTGCTACTTTGAAACTGCTGATGGAACGATCGGCGGTAAGATCGAGATCAATGCCAGAGAATTCGCTGGCGATGCTGATTGTTCCATCGTCGCCACAATCGAGAAATGCTTGGGTATCAACTGGAAGAATCTCGAGGATTGTTCCATCGAGACCTTCCGCAGAAACCTCGATAAAGTCACTAACATGATCAATGAAATCAAGGACGGTACTTACCGTACCTTCGAGGAGAAGATCTCTGACATCGTTCACGACATCATTTCCAAGTCAGCTGAGGATGACGATTGGGATAATGACGAAATGACGGAGTCGAAGTAAGCACATGTGGCCCGGGGATGTCCCCGGGCCCACTGCTATTAGTATTTTTTTTTTACATAAAACCATTGACACTTTGGAAGAATGCAATATCAGGACCAGATATTGTTTCCAATTCTTGCTGCTGATTATGTATGTTACGATTGTTATATTGCTTTCTGTTATAACCATATGGATCAACACCAGTTTGTTTATCAAATCCACTTCCATTTCCAGTAATCAAATCAGCAAGTAATTGATTCTCGAATGCATCTGGATTATCATATGGAATAACATTATTAACAACATCTTCAGCAATTGAATCATCATAGGCTTGAGCAATTCTAAAAGCTTTCTCATATGTACAGAGCTTAATATCAATACCAAATCTTGTTAAGTCATAACCATATGTGAGAACATACAATACATGACAATATGCCATTACAACATCATCATGTGCTCCTCTATCAGCTTGAATCTTACCACGAATCATTGTAAGATTTGTGATATCACGAACAAGTTCCTTTGAATAGATGAGATGACGATAATCATGTACATATCTCTTTAACAGTTCGATCATGTTCTTACGAACTGTTTCAGTTACATTAGTACCGATATATTTTTTCATCTGTGCTTTCTGTTTAAGCTTGATAGAAGTATCAACAGTTTTAACCATTGCATTCTTAGTAATGTCAAGCTGAGGATCATGATAGAATCTGTATTCAAGTTGAGAATCTTGTACCCATTCAAGTAAAGCTTTACCAATAGAATTGGTTTCAGGACAGAATACAGCACGAGGCATCATCTTTGCCAATACAGCAATAGTCTTCATCAGATCAAGTGAGCATCCAAGATATGGAGAAATGATTTCACCAACAATCTCAAGTGTGTATGGATGAACAATCATCAATACAGTATTATCACCACCTGTACCAGCAGCAATATCAATACCAACCATGTATGGGATATTAATATCAAAATACTGATATTCGGATGTGATGTCAACTTGTTGAATGTTATGATCATAGATATTCATAACATACTTATCGAGAATCATGATCTGGTGATCTGGTTCACGTATGTTATTGGTTAAATACTCAATATCTTCTTCCAAGAAAATACTTGTATCAGAACCACGATATCTGTCAAGAAGAATACCACGGCGATACTCGGAGATATCACCATCTTCAACTGCAGCTTGATATTGTTCCTTTAACCAAGCTTCTGTCTTACGTAATTGCTTCCAGTTAAACTCGATATAAAGTCTTGTGATTGGAGTATCTTGTTCTCCTTCTTCTTTCTGAATTGTCGTAGAAAACATTGCATCAAGTGCTTCTTTCGACATATCATACATCTGTTCGGAGAATCTCGGTGTTGCATCAATAATCTTCTGTGCAGCACGACCAGTACTTGTTTCCAAGTCACCAGGAGTAGATGCATAAATCATACATGTACGAATACCCATCAGACGTGCATTTTCCTTTGCAGAGATCATAGCAGGTGCACCACCAGCCATGATGTTACCAACAAATGGAAGATATTCCCACTCATCCCAGAATCCACCAAACAATGTAAAACCTCTCAATTTATCCTTTGCCTTAGATTCTGAATCCGCAACAGATACAATTGCGATGGAAGTTCCATGTTGGTCATACTTCAATGACTTAGTACCAGGAAGATGCTTTCTACCATACCAAGGATTCAGCCACTTTGGTAATGCTGTAATATAATCACGTAACATTTCAGCATTATCAACGCATCGTTTTTCAGTAAGATGTAAGTATGGTATATCACATTTCTGATATTCGAATAAGAACATGTACTCGATAACTAAAGTTGCCCATGTTGTTTTATGTGTCTGACGAGGCTGGCATAACATTGCATCAATTGAATGTTCAAAACACCATAACAATGCTAATGATGCTCTTGATAATATTGGTTGTTTATTACCAACACCACGAACTGGTACAATCGCTACTTCACGAAAAAAGAACCATGGATTCATTTTGCATTCTAATGTTAATGATGCAATTTGTTCCTGAGTTAAATCGGGACTGTGTGGATCTAAGTCTTGAACCTTTAATTGTGGATTCTTAACTTCTAACATGAAATACCAATGCTTTATACCAACAGCTCTTAATTCTTGTGCAGTTTGCAAAAAAGAACGATTGCGTGTTCCAAGATCGTAATACTTTCCTCCAATCTTGACAATATTGGACATTTTTAATCATCTCCTTTTTAATTAAGAATTTGATTAAAAAAGTGTAAAGCATTCCAGGGGCTTGCGCCCCTGGAAGCATTAACAATATTAATATTCTTTGATTTGTTGAATAACTGGTAATAGCTCGATGAATTTACGGTAAGCGTGCTCAATATAATCATCAGGATAACCTTTGAATTCATTTGTCCCATTCATCTGTTTGAAGAAATCAACAAGATCAACTGGACCTCTCAAGTATGCCTGATACTGAATATAGTACGAATACATGATCAGTACATTTCTCAAATCAGGGATGGAAATCATGACTTCATGATTACCCATCATTACTGGGAAGATCTGATCCATTCTTCCAGCAGTTCTATAAGAGAACATTTCAGGACGCATTTCATCACCAATGAACTTAAGCACGTTTCTCAAATTATCTATCTGTGGGAACTGATTGTACTTGGATGTGTCAATATCCACATCATTCAATTGACTCATAAGAATCGAATTGGGTTCATACTGAGATCCACGATAGTAAGTTGTGAGCTTTGCAAAGTCTCTGATGGGTACAACTGCATCAAAGTTGTAAGAATCATATTCACCGAAACGTACAGCATTATCAGAATACAATCTCATCGCTTTCTTACCAAACAAATGAGACTTAACAGGCTGATCATACCATGTTGTCTTAGATGTTGCAACCGCAGACATTGCCTTTGTCGGTTCCTGTTTCAATACCCAGATATACTGATAACCAACTGAGTATTCACCTTTGAGTTTAATCCAACGATGACGAAGCTTTGTATATACTTTGTGCTTCTTAAGAATATCAGGCCAACGCTTATAACATTCAACAAGTGCATCACGTACACAAACCTTATTAAGAGGCATAATCTGAATATAGATACCATTCTTAATGATATCATCATAAGTCTTAGTTGGATTCTCATGATAACACTTCAACAGATCACGAGCATTAATCGGTTCAAAACAACCGACGAAATCAGCAACAAGAGAAACGATCTCATCACGATTCGCTTTCTGTTCATGAAGCTTGAGAACATGTTCCCACATTCTTTCTTGCATGAATGTCGCAGTTGCTTCATAAACAGCAAATGCAATAATTCTGTTAGGAAGTGCAAGACCATTAGAAATGATTTCAAACGGTCTACCATCCTCAGTACGAGGCATACATTCATCAGGAACAATCTTACAGATTACACTCTTATTACCCATTCTACCAACGATCTTCTGACCAACGTGAATGGGAATATGCTTAAGAATCTTGAACTTGATCTGTGTATCACAAACATATTCCTTAGTAACCCATGCTGCATCGAACAGGAACTTTTCAGCCTTGTGATAAAGATCAAGAATTGAGATATCATCCTGATACGGATCAGATACAATTGTGGATATAAATGAATATATCTCAGAATACCACTGACGATTCTGCTCATGGTAATAGTTCATCTGATCATTCTCAAGTTCGATATTGGTATAGATATCAATATCAACAATCTGACCATGACCATGAGAAACATACTTAGAATCATTCAGATGAGGAACGAGTGCTTCTGCAGCACTGGAGATATAGCTATTATTTCTGATAGAGCAAACGATGTCGTTCTTGACATATTCACCGACATTAGGGAATGGCTTATACAGCTGCAAGTTACCATAATTATTCAAGAGATAAGAATCATTCTTGATGTTGACGGTAACGATTTCAACCATGTCATACTCAAGTTTCTTAGCAGCGCTTTCAGAAATAAGCAAAGCATCTTCTGTCAGATCAGTGAGGACTGTATAAAGGATTCTAAGGTTTCTACCAGAACAGTAGTGACCACCTCTATATGAAGAAGACTGACAAATGGGAGTTCCCTTAGGAATAGTATCACCGATATCAAATTTGTCTTTGATACGATCATACATTCTAAAGCCATATTTCTCAGTCAAGTTAACAGCACAGTCAACAACTTCACACTTGTACTTGCCAGTCTGCTTATCTCGAAAGATATAAGCAACCGGAGAAATCGGTTCATTCTTAAACTTTACAAATTTACGAACGAACTCGTAGTCATGTTCAGCCGTAACATTCCAAGAAGATCTCAAACCAAATGCATCTTCAGCACCTGTAAAGATTCTCGGAAATTCGGGATTTGATAATACGACATATTGTGAAGTGTGTCTTGCTGCCATATTACTTCTGACAGTAGAGATCTTGTCCGGAAAAGTCATTGCTGAGATTCCGACAGTTGATAATGGATTGATGCCTTGTGTACGAGCCTTAATATCAGACATCGTATTCAGCATCGTTTTGATTGGCGCTTTGGGCATAGCGTTTTCTGGCATAACAATCGTCCTCCTTAAAATTGTTATTATATTTTAGCAATCACATCTCTTACGTATCTTGCATAATCAGACTTTTCAATTGCTGCATCACCTTTCGCAATATCATCTTTCGCAAGCCACAGGATGAGATATACCGAAATAATGATATAAATATCATTGTTGAAAACAATATTCGTGCACAATCTATTCAGAAGATCCATAATATCAACCTTGATGGGTCCATCCTTATAGAAATCCATTGTATGATCCATATCAGGACCGAAGAAGTTATCTTCCATCCACTTCTTAATCTTCTTATAATTGATTCTTTTAGATTCAATAAAAGACTTCCACTTGTCAAGTGTAATTTCAGTCACAGTATAATCGATAATATCTTTCATGTTTCGAATATCTGTTCTACGAATAACTTCAATCTGTTCAATGAACTTAAACACTGCCCAATACAGAACAATGTCATCGACAACCTTATCAAAGTTACCAGGCTTATCTTTCATTGCAATATGAACAGGATGTTCAACCGGTATCGTAGCATACAAATCTTCCAAAGTAATTCTTTCAGCAATATGCTT